ACCCTATTTGTTGGGCCATGGGGTTCTGACCGATCATTTGTTGGATCATTGGGTCTTGAATAAACGACATATGCGTCGCTATATGGGCGTCATGGTCCTGATAAATGAACGCTTTGGTGGGTTCTATCCGCAAAAACGCCATATTTTCTGACACAGGGTCTTTTGGATGCTGATCTTCGGGTAGAGGAACCAGTTTATCGGCGTTTTTTACCCCTAAAACCTCAATCATCTGCCGATGTAACTGTGGCAAATCGTAAATTTGAGGTGCTTGAGCCGCTAATTGGATGACTGCTTGGTACTGCATGATCCTTTGCGCCATGGTTGCGGCGTTTGGATCACTCACAGGAATGATGTCAACGTGTTCGTAGTCCTCTTGCTTCGCTTTTCGGTTGCCACCTTCGGGGATATAAGAGTATTCCTCGGGTGTGTAATCCTTAATAATGTCTCTTAACAGTTTAAATTCTTGTTTCATAGACGCATGAACTCGTGCTTGCACGGCACTCATGGTCTTTAGCTGTCTTTCTAAGAGGGCTAGGGTCGTACCAACTGGTGCTTGAGACGACATATCACTAACTTTCATGTCAGCAATAGAACCTAAACGCCTTCCTTCTTCGCTTATTTTGTCTAACAATCTTGCCAACACGTCAGACGGTTCTTTATAAGGAAGCGTCATGATGTTATCTTTAATAGCACCGCTGGGTACGTCTACATCTCTAAATTCTCCCGGTGCAATCGGTGTATCGTCACCCTTTACTCTTAAACCTCGAGCCTTAAGACCTCCGGGTAAGTTAGATAAAGTACCAGCATCGACTAATTGTCTGATTAACATTGTCCCTGCTCGAGCATACCCACCGATTAAATGGATATACCCAAAGCCATAAGCACCAAATCCAGGTACATAATCGTACTGAACTAAATGCTGGCGCTTCTTATATAAATGATCACCCTCTCGCCAGTTACGATAGATCGATAAAACTTTATTAGTACCTTTATCAATGCTAATAATATAAGGAACTGCTATGTCGTCTTCTTCTTCATAGCCAGGAATATTAAGATCTGCTTGTATCTCGCAAATAAGATATCGGTCGTCATCATTAATAGAGAACCCTGTCTCTTCGGCTTTCTTTTCTTCGATGTCGTTAATGACTTTTAAAGGATCTCCTAGATCAACATCTCTATAAAAACCTTTAACTTGAAGACGATGGATGTCGTTTTTCGTCTTACGCATTAAGTGTGTAACGCGTTCAGCGGTTCTCGCCCCGGATGCGCCATAAGGAATAATGACATCTTCTGCCGGTATAAAGATAGATGTCTCGCGTCCTAAATTAGGATCGTAGTAAACCTTCTTAAAAGCAGCGCCGCTAAGACCTAAATTAAATAACATCCTTTCGTGTTCGGGTCTGTATTCTGGAATGGTTTCGGTTAAACGATAATTCATATCGTCACGAACACGTTCTGCTGCGTCTTCTTTTTCTTTTGTAATCTGTCCAATAATTTCAGTTTTAACTGGGCCTTGTGCTGGGAACGTTTCAATAATCATTTCTGATTGAAACCTTACCGCCGCTTCTGTTAATAGGGTAGAAAATACGCCACAGGCACCATTCCAAGGTTCAGTCCGCTCTTCATACTTCATGCCTAAAACTTCTAAGCCTTTGACATACATATCAACCCAGTCTTTTCTTGAGTGGATATCTGCGTCTACTTCACCCATTAAGTCAGACGCCAGCGTTTGAAGTTCTGACTCCGACATATATTCAGCTAAATTGGCGTCAAAGTCTTCTGCGGTTTCTTCACCTTGTTCGATGACAACCTCTAATCCGTCTACCCCTATTGAAACAGATTCAGGATCAACGATTTCAACTTCAATCTCTGAGTCAGAGGACAACATTGGCTCAAGGGGTTTATCTAACATGATCTATCCTTAGTAATAGGCTTTGCGTTTAAAGGTTTGCGGTTCGTCTTCTTCATCAGAAGCCAGTCTTAAAAAACCGCCTTGTCTGAATCGTATCAGTGCCTGCACACTTGAGTCTACGAGGTCATCGTGTTCTGCATTAGGAAATGCCGCCATCTGATCAGCAACCTCATCAGCCCATCGTGTCTCAGGTCGCCAGACCTTACCTGATCGAAATAAATCAGATACAGAATTAATCCTCACAAACTTATCATTTCCCCTCACAGGGGTGTACTCCGAAACAGGAACGCCCATTTGTCTTAATTCAAACACCAACGGCGCGCCAGCAGCTTTAGCTTCAATAATACAAGCATCAGGCTCCCAGTATTTATACTGGCTCAAGGCTTTGTCTTTTAACTCAGGAAACTCCATCCTTTTTTGAAACGCATCCAACATAATAATATTAGCGTCTCGTTTATCTTCATCTTTATAAAACACACCCCACGTCGTACAGGCTGAGTAGTCTGCCCTCTCACTCTTAGTAAATGCGGTGTCCCAGCTCTGAATAATAAATTCACACGTCGGCGGATCGTCCTTCTCCCAGATCTTCCACCACTCTCTTTTAATGATGGCACCTTCTTCGCCAGTGGGTTGCTGTTGATATTGTGCATTCCACTTAGAAGGAGGTAGTTCTTCCTTTAAAGCCTCTAATTCTTTTAACGACCAGAACTCAGGCCATAAAGGATTACCACTCGGCATAATCGCAGGCAGTTCTATGACTTCCCACTCTTCGTGTCTATCCCTCTTAGCCGCTTCGCTAATAATTTTTCCCGTCAGATCTCTATCTGACCAGCGCGTCATCACCACGACAATAGTCCCACCAGGCTGAAGACGCTGCCTTGGTCCAGAGGTATACCACTCAAATACCTTATCAAAGACAGACGGGTCACCTAGTGTGGCTTCTTGTTCTGAGTGTGGGTCATCAATAATTAATAGGTCGGCTCCCTTACCCGTCACCGTACCTCCCACCCCAATAGCAAAATACTCGCCGTCGTGATTCGTCGCCCACCGACCTGCGGCTTTACTGTCTTGTCTTAAGGACACGTTAGGAAATACCTCTGCATACTGCTCACTGACAACTAGATTCCTAACCTTTCTTCCGAAATTAACCGCTAAGTCCGCCGTGTTAGAACTCTGTATCACCTTCCTATTTGGGTACTTCCCTAAGTACCAACTCGGTAATAAGTAACTGGCAAACTCAGACTTTGTATGTCTTGGTGCCATGTTAATAATTAACCGCTTCACCTTTCCTTCTGCGATCTCTTCAAACTTCTTGCCCATCAAAGCGTGGTGCCTTCCACCTATAAACCCAGGCCACATCTTCTTTACATACGTTAAGAAACTCTTCTGACACTGCTCCCTCTCTAAAGCACTCTTATAAGCCATCACTTGACTTAATAACTTCTCCTGTTCCGCCACAGGTAGTTTCTGTATCAAGTCATTTAATTTCATACACGTACCCCGTACCCCTACCAAAATCCTTGATGTTCTCCTCTTTGAACAACTCCTCTCTCCTTACAAACCCCCTGTACCAAGCCCCATGATCATCAACCACCATCAAAACATAAATATCACACGGGTCACCCTTCTTATCCAACGTCGCTAACAACCTCCCCGTCCTATACCTTGTACTCTTTACATCAATCGTCTCACCCTTCCTCGAGACAAAATCCGCCTTCTTCTTACCCAACCCCAAATCCACATAATAATTAAACAACTTCCCAAAACACATCTCTGCCACCATGCCGTCTACATCCGCCTGAAACCCATCATCTATCTTCTTCTTATCCTCATAATTCCTCCTCCCATATAGCTGCCTCTCTACCGCAACCATACGCGCCACCCTCAACTCATTCTCACTTAAATCCACTCTCATTCTGATCGCTCATTCTGATCAATCAACTTAAATTCCTAAAATTAATATATACCGGCCTAATCGTACGTCCCCTCTTACCTACCTTCTTCACCGCACCAATCCTCACTAACTGATCCACAATCCGTTTCGTATTCCCTATCCCCATCTTCCCCCTTAAATACGCCAACTCCCTCAACGTGGGACTGTATTCAAACTTCTTCCAATACTCATCAATCAATATAAACATATCCCTCTGTACCGGCGACATAACCTCAATACACTCCTCTAATGTCGAATTCTTGGTAAACTTTGGTACACTGACCATTTCACATATTCTATAACCTATACCGCAAACTCCATAAACGTTTATGGAGTTTAGGTATACTTAG